TCCAGTTATGAAGGCAAACGGTGCATTAGGCGCTGTTCAACTTTATAACGACCCGACCACTAGCTTGGGTGTTGCAACCAAACAATACGTTGATACAGGTATTTCTAGTTTAACGTCTAGTATGTTACGCCGAGATGGCACAAATACCATTACAGGATCGTTGACACCAAGTGCCAACGTTACGTATAATCTAGGATCTAGCACAGCTTGGTTCAATGACATTTACGGTAAATCGTTTCAAGCCAAATATGCTGACGTTGCTGAACGCTTTTCGGCAGACGCTGTATACGAAACTGGGACAGTTGTTGAACTTGGTGGCACCAACGAAGTTACGATAGTAAAAGAAGAATTGAGCGACTCGGTGTTTGGAGTAGTAAGCTCTGGCGCTGCGTACTTACTAAACTCTACAGCAGGAACAGACGAAACACATCCTGCTATTGCATTGACTGGTCGAGTACCAGTTAAAGTAGTTGGTAAAGTTACCAAAGGCGACCGTTTGGTTAGTGCCGGAAATGGAATAGCAAGAGCAGCCCGGATGAGCGAGTTAACTCCGTTTAACGTTATTGGGCGAGCTCTAGAAAACAAGGTCTCTGATGAGCAGGGAACAATTCAAGCTATTGTAAAAATAAATAGCTAACATTGGAATAACATATGGCATACGGTTCAGGAAATACAATCCTCGCGTTGGATTACAATACGTTCGCACAGGGCGGCGCTAGTGTAAACCACGGCGTGGCAAACATTAACACAGTGTGGGGTGTAGGCTCCGGCGATAAAGGATATGGACAAAGCACAACGTTGCCAACTGTTCTGGGCGGCACTGACACAGTAACAGCGACACAATGGTCTACAATGATCAGTCGCTTAAACAGTATCTTAACACACCAAAGTGGTTCCGGATCTGGTATTACTGCACCAACAGCGGGTGCAACTATTGCATACCTAAGCACACTAAGTTCAAGCATTACAACAGGGTTTAACAACCGTTTAGATGCGACCAGTAACGCGACCGACGTTACAGGGACTGCCCCGTCGGCATATGTATGGAACACTAGTGCTCCAACTACTGCACAGATTATTCGTACCGCAACTTGGGCCAACGCAGACCAAGCACGTTATTTCTTTAACGCAGGCGGCAAGTTGATTTTGACTTTTTCAGCAACTAACACACTGGGTAACGCCAAAGGCGCAGATTGGGCCACATTGCTTGGTACTAAAATGCTAAGTTTGACCATCGGTGGTTACTCTAATACTCGCAACGGCACAGGCGGAACTGCTACGTCAACTAATACTGCGGTGGGATATTGGAACGCCGGAACTGCCGGCCAAAACGTTATCACGTTAACAAGTGCATCTGGGACTGCCGATTACGGCAGTAACAGCATTTCAATTGGCGTCAAGACAAATGGAGTGCAAGGCGCAAACGGCGATGTTGGTACAGTAATGACCTTTACCATTAACTTGAGTGATGCAGCCGCAGACACGAACACAGCACCGGCTGGTATCCCGGTATACACACCAGCTGGTACAGCGCCGACTCAGGGTAACTTTAACGATGCTCTAAACTTAAGCATCACCACCAACATTACAGTTCGCCCACCTGAAACCGTTAACTTGCCAACGGCAATCAGCAACCCAACTATTGCTTGACATATAATTCACTTTCTAGTATACTTGCTAGATGAGTGAATTATCTAATATTGTGGCCCAGGTTCGCGTGGCCACTGATTTTCAAACCAATAAACAAATCCTTAAAGAAAAGATCCAAACGGATCTGCATTTCGCATACAACGGTGGAATGTTTAAAGCAGACCCTGCCATTTACTCTTTTGTAATACTGTGGCAAGGTGATCAGGATGCGTTGTTTTTGGAAGATGTATACGGTACTCCAATCAAAATTGTGCAAAGAGAATTCGTTGACCTTTGCACACAGCACTATCAAAGAGCCATGAATGAATGGCATCAACAGTATGCAGAACTCCGAAAAATCCGCAAAGTCTAGAGGCGTTGTAATATTTGCAACCAACACTGCCGAAACAGACTATGTAGGGATAGCAGAGCAAAATGCCCGTTTAATAGAACGGTTTATGGGATTGCCTACTACAATTGTTAGTGCCAAGGACACTGGGTCCAATAAACGGTTTAGTACCGACACAGGTACTTTTGTAGAATGGAAAAATTTTGGAAGACACGAAGCATACGAAGCAAGCCCCTACCACGAAACCATCATCTTGGATGCTGACTATCTTATTTTTGACGATAGTCTTTGCAAGCTCTTTTGCAGCGATTTCGATTACTTGCTTTTTAACAAGAACCGGTACGTCAACATTGGCCAGCAGCCTAGTGTAATGGGTCCGCACAGTTTGCCCTATGTGTGGGCAACTGCTGTTCTATTTCGCAAAACTCCCAAGTCTAAAATGTTTTTTGAGCTTGTGGGAAAGATTAAAAGAAACTATGACTACTACCGTTTATTATACAATATCCAAGAAGGCAACTTCCGCAACGACTATGCTTTCGCGATTGCACATTATATTCTGGAAGGAAATCAACTGGCTCCACAGAGTTTTTCACCAGCTTCTATTCTCACATTTACTGGTGCGATTGAAAACATTACCGTTGCTGAAAACTTGGTTGTCAAAACACCCGATAGAGGCTATGTCCTACATCATTTTAACCTT